CCGTGCGGACTACACTGCGTTGACTACCTGGGGTGTTTTTATGAACGACAACACCGGGGCGTATAACATCATCCTGTTAAATAGCATCAAGCAGCGATTGGAGTTCCCGGAGCTAAAGGCCCTGGCTATGGAGCAGTATGCCCTATGGGAGCCTGATGCGTTCATTGTGGAGAAGAAAAGCGCCGGTGTGGCTATATACCAGGAGCTGCGTAGGATGGGCCTCCCGGTGCAGGAGTACACACCACATAGGGGCACCGGAGATAAACTTGCTAGACTAAACTCAGTATCTGATATAGTTGCCTCTGGTATAGTGTGGGTTCCACAGACTAGATGGGCCGAAGAGGTTGTCGAAGAGATCGCCGGATTTCCGTTTATGAGCCACGATGACCTAGTGGACTCTACAGTCATGGCCCTTATGCGGTTCCGCTTGGGTGGGTTTATTAGCTTACCCACTGATGAACCTGACGCTATTTCCTATTTCAAACAGCGCCGTGGGGCGTACTACTAACTTTAGGGGACGTTGTTATGGCGATGGATAAGAGTCTATATGTGGACACAGCGACACCGCTTGGCGGTGCTATGGGCGTCGATATCTCTCCGGATGACGCTGAAGATGACGCCGAGGGCGGTGGGTTAGACATTACTATTGTTGATCCCGAGGCGGTTACATTTAGTGACGGTAGTATGGAGATTACCCTGATCCCCGATGCTGACGAGACTGATTTTATCCCGTTTGATGGGAATCTGGCGGAAGCTCTCGATGATGGAGAGCTTAGAGGACTATCGAATGATCTGGTTGGCTCTGTATCTTCAGACATCGACAGCCGTAAGGAATGGGCTGACACTTTTGTCAAAGGTCTGGACGTACTTGGATTTAAGTATGAAGAACGCACTGAACCATGGGAAGGAGCTTGCGGTGTCTACTCTACGGTACTTGCAGAAGCGGCTATCCGCTTTCAGGCGGAAACTATGTCGGAGACTTTCCCGGCAGGTGGCCCGGTTAAGGTCAAGATTCTAGGTGAAGAGTCCAAGGACAAGGTAGAGGCTGCAGAACGCGTTAAGGCGGATATGAACTATGAGCTTACTGAGCACATGGTGGAGTATCGCCCCGAGCATGAGCGGCTGCTGTATAGCCTTGGGCTGGCTGGCTCTGCGTTCAAGAAGGTATACTTTGACCCCAATTTAGGGCGTCAGGTAGCTATTTATATCCCCGCAGAAGACGTTATCGTCCCTTACGGTGCTAGCCATATCGAGACGGCGGAGCGTGTTACGCATATCATGCGTAAGACCAAGAACGAGGTCCGGAAACTACAGGCCGCAGGGTTCTATAGAGATGTAGACCTTGGCGACCCCCAGCCGTTCCATACGGATATCGAAGAGAGGAAGGCCGAGGAGAACGGGTTCTCTATCACCGACGATGATCGGTACGTCCTGTATGAAGTCCATGCGGATCTCATTATCCCTGGTATAGATAACGAGGTAGAGGACGAGGACGAGGACGAAGATGGGGATGTAAACATAGCTAAGCCCTATGTGGTTACTATCGAGCGAGGCACGGGCATCGTGCTGGCTATTCGGCGTAACTGGGACCCTGATGACGAGCTTATGCTGAAGCGGCAGCACTTCGTCCATTACGTATACGTACCTGGGTTTGGATTCTACGGACTCGGGCTCATCCACATCATTGGTGGCTATGCTAAGGCCGGTACGAGCCTCATACGGCAGCTTGTTGATGCCGGCACACTATCTAACCTCCCAGGTGGCCTGAAGGCCCGTGGCCTGCGTATTAAGGGTGATGATACCCCCATCGAGCCGGGTGAGTGGAAGGACGTGGACGTGCCGTCTGGGTCCATCCGCGACAACATCATGCCGCTTCCGTATAAGGAGCCGAGCCAGACACTCCTGGCGCTGTTGAACCAGATCACCACTGAGGGCCGTAGGCTTGGCGCTATCAGCGATATGAATATCTCTGATATGTCGGCTAACGCTCCAGTGGGCACAACGCTTGCATTATTGGAACGTACGCTGAAGCCGATGGCGGCAGTGCAGGCTCGCGTGCATTATGCCATGAAGCAGGAGTTCAAGCTGCTGAAAGTGCTCCTCGCGGAGTACGCTCCGGAGGAGTATGAGTATAAGCCGGCCCGTGGGGAGATAAGCGCTAGGCAGGCGGACTACGCCATGGTGGACGTGATCCCTGTCAGTGATCCTAACTCCTCGACCATGGCCCAGCGGGTAGTACAGTACCAAGCAGTACTACAGATGGCGCAGGCTGCTCCGCAGATATATGACTTGCCGCAGCTACATCGACAGATGATCGAGGTACTCGGGGTCAAGAACGCTGACAAGTTGGTACCGACTAAAGAGGACCTAAAACCGACTGATCCGGTCAGTGAGAACATGAACGCGTTGATTGGCAAGCCTCTGCGCGCGTTTATCTACCAGGATCACGACGCGCATATTGCCAACCACACAGCGTTTATCCAGGACCCGATGGTGGCGCAGATGGTCGGTCAGAACCCGCAGGCGGGGCAGATCATGGCGTCGCTACAGGCGCATATCGCTGAGCACCTTGGGTTCAGCTACCGTAAGCAGATAGAGGAGCGGCTTGGTGTTGAGCTTCCGCCGCCTAACGAAGAGCTTCCGGAGGCTATCGAGGTAGAGTTGGCTAGACTCATGGCGACAGCTGGACAGCAGCTGACTCAGGCACACCAGCAACAGGCTGCACAGCAGGAGCAGCAGAAGCAGGCCCAAGACCCTGTCCTCCAGATGCAGAGGGAGGAGCTTCAGATTAAGGCGCAGGAGGTCCAGCGCAAGATTGCCAAGGATCAGAGCGACGCACAGCTCAGGCAGGCGCAGCTCCAGCAGCAGACCGAGAAGGTCAAGGCTGATGCGTTTATTAACGCTGCGCGGCTCAAGTTAGACGAACGGGAGCTTCAGCTCGACGCCCAGAAAGAGGGTGTACGGCTAGCCGCAGACCGTCGCCGGGACCGTACTAAGTTGGATTTAGAGCTGTTGAAGACTGGCGTTGCCGCACGTCGGGATAGCACGCCCCCTTCTCGGCCTAAGAAGAAATAGGGAGATATAGCTGCATATGGCTAAAACCGTCTTTGACGTGCTTGCAGATAAGGTTGACGAGGCTAAAACTGCGGCGTCCAACTTTTTGGTTGGCGGTGCAGCCAAAGACTACGCTGCTTATAGGGAATCGGTAGGTTTCATTCGAGGTCTGGAAACTTGCTTGCGTGAAATAGAAGACCTCTCGCGACGTTACATGGACGATGACAATGACTGATTTTACCATTTCTTCAGTGAAGCTACCCGACACTACACCTCCCCTTGAGTCTGCTGAGTGGGAGGCTCAGCTACCGAAACCGGTGGGTTACCGGGTATTGGTAGCACTACCCGATATCGCCGATACCTACGACGGTACGACGCTTTTGAAGCTGGAGAGCGAGAAAAAGCGGGAGTACATCATGTCTATCCTTGGCCTAGTGCTGGATATGGGTGAGAGCGCTTATAAGGATAAGGACAGATTCCCAGAGGGGCCGTGGTGTAAACCCGGTGACTACGTCATGTTTCGCATGAATACCGGGACTCGCTTCCTCGTTAATGGTAAGGAATACCGGCTTATGAACGACGACTCCATTGAGGCCGTTGTAGCTGACCCCCGTGGTATCTGCCGAGCATAGGAGGGTTAGACATGGCATTCCAAAAAGTAGAGTTTGAGTTTCCACATGAAGAAGCTGAACGGCCAGACCGTATCGAGGTTGAGCCGTCCAGCGCGGTAGAGATCACTCTTCCTGGCCGTACGCCCGCCAAACGAGCCAAAGCTCAGGAAGTTGAGGTGGAGGTAGACGATGATGACGACTACGAGGTCGAGGTTGTAGACGACACTCCCCCGGCTGATCGGAACCGTAAAGCCTCAGAGCCTCCGGAAGATGTCACTGAAGAAGAGCTTCAAGACTACTCCGAAAAAGTGCGCAAGCGCATCCAGCACTTTAGTAAGGGCTACCACGATGAGCGGCGTGCCAAAGAGCAGGCTATCCGTGAGCGTGTAGAGGCAGAGCAGTTTGCCCAGCGCATCATGGAGGAGAATAATCGACTGAAGGGTGATGCCGCTTCTACACGCTCCGCTTTGGTAGAGCAGGCCAAGAAAGCTAATCTAGCTGAGGTAGAAGAAGCCAAACGCGCTTATAGAGAAGCGTATGATTCTGGCGACTCTGAGGCTGTACTCCAAGCCCAGGAGAAGCTGACGGCAGCTAAACTTAGAGAATCTAAGTTAGCTGACTATAAAGAAACACCTTTACAGCAGAACACGGCCCCTGTACGAACAGAGGCTAATAACACCCCGTCGGCAGTCCAAGTCGATCCTAGGGCGGAATCTTGGAGACAAGATAATCCTTGGTTCGGTAGCGACGATGAGATGACGAGCTTAGCTATGGGGTTGCACAACTCTCTCGTCAAATCGGGCGTCAACCCGAACTCTGACGACTACTACCAGCAGATTGATGCTGGTATGCGCAGGCGTTTTCCAGAGAGATTTGGAGACGTCGAAGAAGACTCTAGACCTAGGAAACGGAGGCCCAACGTGGTCGCACCCGCTACGCGGAGCACATCGCCTACTAAGATTAGGCTTACGCAGACCCAGGTTACTCTGGCTAAACGTCTAGGGTTGAAGCCTGAGCAGTATGCTCAGCAATTGCTAATTGATCGGAGTAAACAGCAATGACGCAGACTCGTACTCGTCGTGACTTAGACACCCGTGATAGTGAAAGCCGTCGCCGTGCGTGGCAACGTCCCGAGACGCTGCCTTCCCCAGATCCGGAACCGGGTTACACATTTCACTGGGTTCGTGTTAGCACGCGAGGTGAAGTAGACGCCACTAATGTTTCCTCCAAGCTGCGTGAGGGATGGGAACCCGTCAAAGCCAGCGATCATCCAGAGATAACTGTTGTGACCGTAGAGAACGAGCGTTTCAAAGACAACATTGTTATCGGCGGTTTGATGTTGTGCAAAACTCCTGTTGAGTTTGTTGAGGACCGTAACTCCTATTATAGGAGTATGGCCCAATCTCAGATGGAGTCGGTGGACAATAACCTCATGCGGGAGAACGATCCGCGGATGCCTCTGTTTAATCAGCGGCAGAGTCGGGTCACTTTCGGAAACGGATCATAACAGGAGTTAGCTATAATGGCTTATCCAACTGTTAGTGGCCCCTATGGGCTTGTTCCGGTAAAGATGCTCAGCGGCTCGCCGTTTGTTGGTGTTACCCGCCACTACAAAATTGCTAGTGGTTATGCTACCACCATCTTCTTCGGCGATGTTGTTAAGCTCGTTACCGGTGGTACCGTCGAGCGTGATACGTTTGACGCTGCTATGACGCCAATCGGCGTCTTCCTCGGCTGCACGTATACTGACCCGAATCTGGGTTATAAGCTGTTCAGCCAGTCCTATCCGGCAAGCACTGTTGCTTCGGATATCGAAGCCTACGTTTGTGACGATACGAGTGCCCTGTTCAAGGTTGCTGTTGTGTCCTCGGGCACGACGATTGGTGACCTCGCACAGACCGATATCGGTGCCAACGTGGCTGGTGTTGACAACACCGGTGATTCGACTTCGGGTAACTCCCGTTGCGCTATCTCCGATACGTCAGCTACCACGAATACTCTGCCGTTCCGCATTGTCGGCTTGGTAGAGGAGACCAAAAACACTTCTGGTGGTTATACTGAAGCCTACGTTAAATGGAATGCAGGTCATCAGTTCAACAACACCACTGGCGTGTAAGGGGAGTGATGTAACATGGCAATTTCACGCGCACAACTCCTCAAAGAACTCCTTCCCGGCCTTAATGCTCTGTTTGGCATGGAGTATGCTAAGTACGGTGAGGAGCATCAGGAAATCTTCGAGACCGAGTCTTCGGAACGGTCGTTCGAGGAAGAAACCAAGCTGTCGGGTTTCTCAGCTGCCCCGGTTAAAAACGAAGGCGCTGCGATTACCTACGACAATGCCCAGGAAGCCTGGACCGCTCGCTATAACCACGAAACCATCGCCATGGGCTTTTCCATCACGGAAGAGGCCATTGAGGATAACTTGTACGACTCTCTGTCGGCTCGTTATACCAAAGCGCTGGCTCGTGCTATGGCGTACACCAAACAGGTTAAAGCCTCTGCCATCCTGAACAATGCGTTCACTGGCTCGGGTGTTACCTATGGTGACGGTAAAGTGCTCTGTGCTACCGACCACCCGTTGGTGTCCGGTGGTACTAACTCCAATACGCCAGCTGTTGCTGCTGACCTTAACGAGACTTCTCTTGAGGCTGCAGTTATTCAGATTGCGGGTTGGACGGACGAGCGTGGGCTCCTCATCGCTGCGAAGCCGCGCAAGCTGGTTGTGCCTCCGGCGCTCCAGTTTGTCGCTACTCGTCTGTTGGAGACCGAGGGCCGTGTCGGCACTGCGGATAACGATATCAACGCCCTGCGGAACAATGGTTCCATCCCGGAGGGTTATACCGTTAACCACTATATGACCGACACGAACGCTTGGTTCCTCCTTACCGACGTTCCGAACGGCCTGAAGCATTTCGTCCGTACTCCGATGTCTACGTCTATGGACGCCGACTTCGACACGGGCAACAGCCGCTACAAGGCTCGTGAGCGTTACTCGTTCGGTGTGTCTGATCCCCTTGGGATCTACGGCTCACCCGGCGCGTGACCTAGGAGAGGGAGCAATTACTTGCTCCCTCTTTTCTTTTGTGTATAATATACTCGTTCCCTGACAGCCGTTAGGCTGACTTAGCCAAGACAGGAGATACGCATGGCTAATACGACTTTTAGCGGACCCGTACGTTCCGAAAACGGGTTTAAGGATATTACCAAGACCGCGTCTACCGGCGCTGAGACGGTCAATATCTCTATTACATACGACGGCACTAATAGCGTCGTAATCCTCTCCAACCTGCCTACTTCTAACCCCGCTGTTGCCGGACAGCTCTGGAGTAACTTAGGTGTTCTTACTGTCTCCGCTGGTTAAGGGGACGGTTAGATGGCTGGTAATGAAGTAAAAGCCTACAACGTCTCTACCTCTGGGTTTACGCCTGGACTGGTAGGGCCTGGACGTGCGCGTATCCGGAACGTTCTTGTATATGGCACAGCGGTAACAGCGTTCACTATTAAGGATGGCAGCAACACTGGAGAGACACTGCTGGACGTTAGTGTCGCTGCTGGTTCGAATAGCCTCTATATCGGTGACGACGACGGTATTCTTGCCCGAAACGGTTGCTATGTGTCTGCTATGAGCGGTACCGGATCTACGATCACATTGATCTTGGGGTAGGTTATGCGGTCATACTATAAGTCTGGTGGGTCTGTATCTCCTGCATGGCAACGCAAGGAGGGTAAAGACCCAGAGGGCGGCCTAAACGCTAAAGGTAGAGCCTCTGCCAAACGGCAGGGGATGAATCTGAAGCCGCCAGCACCCAACCCTAAGACTAAGAAGGACGCATCTCGGCGTAAATCTTTTTGCGCGCGTATGTCCGGTATGAAGAAGAAACTAACTAGCTCTAAGACAGCTAGTGACCCAAACAGCCGTATCAACAAAAGCCTACGTGCGTGGAATTGTTAGATGCCTGCTAAGACCAAGAAACAGCAACGGTTTATGCAAGCGGTAGCCCACAACGAGGATTTTGCTAAAAAAGTTGGTGTTCCACAATCTATAGGTAAGGAGTTCTCTACGATGAAGAAGTATCAGATGGGTGGTATGGCTGCTCCAGGCCCTGCCGGTATGGCTACCGCTCCGATGGGTCCCGCCGCTATGGGCCGTGATCCGGAAGAGGAGCGCCG